TGTCTGGCGTGTATACCGGAGGCTGAATCGACCAATTGTGATACAGTACCAGAAGGTTTATTGCAACTAATAGCAGTACTAACATTGATACCAAGACGAGAAGCCCACTCAGCATTAGTATCGACAGCCACCTTGCGAAGGTATGAAAGTGTTTCATCTAATCCTTTATTCTTTAACGTCATAAGGGGGTTGTCCATTACCCCTGTGAGTGACACACCCAACAGGCGTTCTTCTTCTGTATTTCGTTGCCACATCTTTCGCAGATAAGGGAACTTGGTGTAGGTAGATTGTATCGTACCCAGAATGGTTGCGAGTCGTACCTTTTCCGCCAGAGTTTCGATGGTATCCGTAGCACGGACAACAACTTCTGTGAGGTTGCACACCTGACCAGATCGAAGGATAATTTCAGAACAAGGATTTGTTCCAAAGTCATAGTTCGGATCACGCCGACCATACTTTTCAGCTTGCTTTTTACTTGCTTGACGATTGAATACACCACGTTCTCCCGATTTACTTTCTACTAATGATAGCCATTCACGCATGAATGTTTCCATGTCTGGCTTCTCTGTGTATGATACACTGTTATTTGCTAGTGCCCGGTACGATGCTTCGTTCCACCACTGCCCCGACTTAGCATGGCGCATACGATCATCACTAAGATTACTCAATGAAATCATTGCACTGCGTCGAACACCACCAACCACAACAATCTGGCCGATGAAGCACATCAAGTCATGGCACTCAATAGAGGACAGCTTACGCCCTTGTGCTGCCTTGAATGTCTGTACTGTGAAGTTAAACAGATCAACTAGAGGTCCGGGACCACTGGCACGTCCACCGAATGTCTTTAGCCGTGCACCAGCTGGACGTACATTACTGACATCCCATTTAGGAATCTCACCAGCCCACAAAAGTGCAAGCAACTGACGGTAGGATTTAGCCCAGCCTTCTTTGCTATCCTTTACGACAATGGTTGTCTCACTGTCGAACAACGGTGAAATCTCTGGCAGTTTGCCTACGAACTGTCGTTCAACACTGAAGCCAACTCCTGTCCCACATAGCAGGATAAACATTGCTTCATCGAATGCATACGGATGATCTACGTGAAGGTATGAGCAATTGTACATACACGTATTGTCCCGTGCTGCAGCTGGGCCAGCTGTCATCATAGCTCTCATAGAGGGCATGATCTGCAACGAGGTAACAGCCCCACGAATATCTTCGTATACCTTCCCATCCTTTTCATCTGCCAGTAAAGGTGCCACAATGCTATTCATGTAACGGTCTACTGTTTCTCCCCAACCTTCACGGCGGTTATCCTCTTCTAGCCAACGAGCATACCTAGATGTGTGAATAAATGCTTGGTAGTCTGTAGGTAAATAATTATTCATAGTTACTCCTGTGTCAGTATTTTTATACTCTTAATTTCCATGCCATCCACATCATGGATGAAATCCTGTAGTTTATCTTCTATCTCTGTGTCGATGATACCGTCTACAGGTACAGGGTATTCATCTTCTATTACTTCCAATGTCAAAAATACTTTAACTATCATCGTCTTCCATTCGTATTCTCCTACTAGTGAAACTTTACTTTAACAACGTTATCGTCTAGTGATACGTATTTCTCTGGTACACTGGTTGTTTCTGTGGGTGTGGCATTCATCTCTGTGTTGATCAAATCAAACAGCTTGTTACGGAAACCTACATCCCTCTCCATCAATGGTATTGATGCTACCAGCATGTCAGCCAGCATAGACAAGTGATCGAAGTCTGATCGGTTCAAAGTGTTGTCATCTGTGGTTAGTACTCCCACATCAATATCCCCAGACCAAGAATTGTCTTCCATGACATGCGGTGAAATGCGAATCACGAAATCATTTGAGTCAAAATCTATAAGTGTTTTTTCATTGTTGTCCATGCTAACTCCTTTTTATTTTCTCATTAGGGAATACCACCAAATCAGGGTGGTTGTCAATACCTTTTTCTTTCAGCCAATCTTCTGGTACGATCCTATCAGCATATAGAAATTTATTCTTTTCACACCATGTAGCATAGGTACTTTTGGCACCCTTACTCAGCTTACGTTTACTGCTTTCAAATACGAAACGTATGTCTAAGCTTGGGTGTTGCTTTTTAATGGCAATATGTTTGCGTCTATCACTAGCCGTGAACAACCCCTTTACTTCTATGATTAACCCGTTGGGTAGCACGAAGTCAGGGGTATAGGTGCGGTACATCAAGTCTTCCCATTCAATCTTGATGGCTTCATACTTGAACTTTACTTTGTGTTCCTTCAAGTAATCTTTGACTTTAATTTCTAGCCCACTCCTATACCCATGCTTCTGTGCAGCACGGAACTGCTTGCCGTTCATGGGAATCCCCAGCCACCTCTAAAGCTCTTGATGCCTAGCTTAGTTAGCTCTGCCATGACTTCTTCTTCTGCATCCTTACGAGCTTGTACTGCTTCCCGTAGCTTTGCATAACGTACCTTGTGCAAGTGCTGTCTGCGTTCCTTCAACTGTGCCTCTAGAAGATCAATCTCTTCCTGCATCTGTTCAATTTCATCATCACCTAGCATGTTTACTCCTCTATATATGCGACCATCTTAGGGTCTTTTGCTTTTGACATACGTGCTGGTTCCTCTACCATAGTGGGCCAACATGCCTGTCGATAATCACAGAATTTACATCCGTCATTTAATATTTTATTGCCTGTCGGCTTCCCTCTAAAGAACTCAGGTACGGGGGCAAAGCAACGTTTGAATACGTTTTTGTTTACTGTCTCGACTGTGTTCTTAATCTTGTCTAGCTCTTCGTCCATGTCAAGATTGTCTGCAGGTACATACTTGAACTCGCCATTGGCTTTGTTCACTACCCACCAACCACCCGCACGTTTTCCAGAAGCCTTGGCGTAACCTGCAAGTTGTCCTACGTATCCGAAACCATCTCCCTTTGCAAGGGCATCGAAGGATTCAAACTTGTTACGGTAAGACCAGTCTGATGCTGACTTCACATCATCGACGGCACCATTGACAATCAGATCGTAGCTGCCGTTGACTTTTGTTTCTGCACTGTCACCTACATCCAAAGTAACATGATCGGTGTCTTCAAATTTTACCCCTGCTTCTGTGAGTAGTCCTTTGAATACAGCCTCTACTATGTCACCTAGCATCATGTTCATAATGAAGGTTGTAGGTTTAGGTAGTGCAGTCTCTGGTCTGTTCTTCTCAAACCACAGTTGGCAAGTCGGACGCCCAATGTTGGACATCCTCATTCTAAACTCGCCACGAGACTTACCACTACCAAACTGACGTTTCAATGCATCTGCAATCTCGGAAGCCACCTGTTGGATTGTTTCATCCTTCATGGTAGACTTGCCGTTGACTGCATCTGTCATGTACTGGTGTAGTGCCAGCTCACCGGGATGGTTCATTATACGAAGTCCTCTTCGTCAATATCCACAAAGGCTTCTACCGTATCCGTATCGGTGTCATCATTCTTGTAAGCCTTCTCTTGCCATGCACCCTTGATGTACTCATTGTAGTTCTCTACCCAAGCTAAGAAGTTTGCAAAGGTCTCTTGTGCTGCGTCAGAAACGTCTAGTGTTTCACCCATGTCAAGTTCCATAGTGGGCAAGTAGAATACATTACCGTTAGGCAGTGCACGTTCCTCTGTGCCAGACTTGATGTTGTGTTGCACTGGCAGTCGGCGCATACGACTCAGCTTAGAGAAGATACCACCTGCAGTCTTGAATGCATCACGGTTCTCAATCTCCCAGATGAATGCTTGAGGTTCCAAGTCTACAGGGTTACCTTGTGAATCCATGACATCGAGCATCTCTACTGTGCCAAACATGACACGAACACGTTTGATCTGACGGATCAACTCTTGTGTCTTCTCTGGCAATGCTTTGAAGTCTTCAATCCAGCCAGCCGGTTTACCACAGTTGAACCCACCATCATTGTCTTTGAGGTCACTGTTTAGATCATTAGCCATGAGTGTCTTGACGTAACGATTAGGTGTGTCACCGGACGCCATGATGAAACGTTTGTACATAAACCGTTGTACAAATGGGCGAATGGTAACGTTAGTCGAGTAGTATGTCGGGCCATCTGGTATTTCCAATTTGTATGTGCCACCCGGTACTACTTCCATCTTCACGGACTTACCGTTTACTTGTGCCTCACCCATAATAGGTGAGTGGTTGATACGCAATCGTGCAAGTGTGCTTGACTGAGATTTCTTTGGGCCAGCATCTGTGGACATGCCCATTGCTTCTGCCATTGCTGCGTAGTTATCAGTGTTAATAGTTGCTACTTGTGTCATTTATAATCTCCTATGATTTTTCAAGAACTGTAGTTATATCATGCTACATCTTTTGTGTCAAGCCAATTTGGCCCTATCTTCGCCTCAAGTAATAGTGGGACGTTGAAGTCTAAGCCCCACTTTTTATTGACAATTTGTAGCAGCTTGTCATTGGCTGCGGTTATTACTCGTAGTACTTTTTGCTCCTCTTCTGGGTGTACGTCAATTACAATTGAATCGTGTACTGTATTGACTATACAACTGTGTAACTTGTTAGCCTCTAATAACTTGTCAATGTATATCAGAGATATTGGTACGATGTCTGCCGTTGCAAAGGATTGCACAGGAAAGTTTTTGATCTGTGTGAAAAATGTAACAGTGCCGTTTGCCTTACGTGATACACCGGGAAAAGAAAACTCACGACCAGATGGTGTACATATCTTACCTGTACTGAGAGCCTCACTGGCTAACTCTTTGTGCCATCTGGCAATGCCACTGTACTTCTTAGTGAACTGTGCATAGTACGCAGCCTCTGCCTCTGTACGACCGAATCCACTAGCACCATACAAAGGGGCAAATGTGTGGGCCTTGGCATCTTGACGTGACGTAGGCTGACCTGCATTAGAGATAACCTGTGCAGTGTAGCTGTGTACATCAAAGCCTGTAGCTACTTCGTCAATTGCTGTCGTGTCTTGTGATAAATATGCAGCAACCCGAAACTCTAGCTGTGCAAAGTCTGCTTCCATAATCTTACCGTTCTCCCAACGGGACTTGAATACTTTCTTGACAGGAAACGTACCACCACGTGGCATGTTCTGCATGTTGGGATCTGCACCGGACAGTCTGCCTGTTGCCGTGCGATGCTGCAGTAGTCGTACATGCAGCTTGCCATCAGGTTTTACGTGAGTACGGATACCCTCTACAAAACTAGATAGGTAGGTATCAACTGCAGAAAGTCTGCGTACTCGTTGTAAGAATAGTACCGCATCTTCCATACCACGTTGCCTAGCTACGCCCTCAAGGTATTCCAGCTTGTCTTTGCCTGTAGCAAATCCGTTAGCAGATACCCACTTCTTTGATGGTGCTTGGAACTTCAGTCCCCCAACCACCTTATTATCATCCATAAAAAGATAACCTGTACTGTCACACGAGCTGCATCTACTAGTTCTGGCGTAGGGTGTTCCATCTTTCTTTACCTTTCGTATCTGCCCTGTACCTTTGCATGTGGTGCACTGCTTTGCTTTCTGTCGGTATAGCACCGTGCTGTTGTTACGTACAGTACTACGATATTTTGTGTCAGACATTTTGTAGTCATCGAATAGGTCAGCCCACACTTTCTTATCATTAGGCTTACGGCTGTAGATAACCCAAGACAATTGCTCTGGGCTGTTGAGGTTGATAGTACGATCACCCATCAGGTCACGTACCTGCTCGTCAAGATCCATCACCAACTGATCACGTTCTTTTTGGAAGTCACTGCGTACATCCTCAAGTGCATCCAAGTCTACTGAAAAACCACGTTGGTATATACGAGCTAGGTGTATGGCTAACTGATTGGTCAACCGTATCGTTCCGTCCAGTGAGGTGCATTCCTCGTATGATGTCTGCAAACGCAGATACAATTGTTGTGTAGCATGTAAGTCATGTGAAAGATATTCTGACAACTCTGCGTGTGGAATGTCACGAACAGAGTAGCCCTGCTTGAAGTACTCCTTGAGTGTGTCTTGCTTCTGTGTGTCGAGGTTGTACCGTTCGGCACATGCATCAAGAGATAGAGGCTGCTTCTGTCCACGTTGAAGTACGTACTCACCTAGCATGGTATCGAATACAGGGCCATCATATACAAAGCCAGACTCCCATAACCACAGCAAGTCGTGTGCTGCATTGTGCATGATCAGAAGTTCTGTAGTGTTTAGTTTTAGTTGAACAATGAGTTTACCTTCTAGTGTGGGTTGTTGCTCAGAGTGATCAAATGTAATGATGTCTTCGTTGCCAAGATCATCTAGCATACCAACCATAACTAATGCATTCTCAGGCTCAAACGGATCAAGGTGCATCTTCCCATTACGTTTAACCACAGTGTTTTCTACGTCAAGGGTAAGGTGTTTCATAAGTTCTCCTACATTTCATCCAAGGGATACCATTCGTCCCAGTCATCTACTATTCTATTATTGTATATTATGTCAAGCTCTTCTTGAAATCTTTTGTCATTGGCAAACATCTCGATTGCTTTGACACCTTCCTCAATAGACAGGCTATATTTCTCTACAGCTTTCTGTAACCGTGTGTAATCGTTATTAGTTTCTTGTGTCATCGTATTACTCCTTTGATAGCTGGGCATAAAATGCACCTTCGGGGCTACGTAGAGCACTGAATAGGTCTAGTAGCTGTTGGTACGACATGTAAATCATCTGATATTGATTTAGCTGCTCGTCAAACTGACGTATATACACGGTGTTATCTTCTGCAACTACCATCTCTACGTCTTCGTACTTATCTTTTTGATCTAGTGATGTGACTACTGCCGCATCTGATTCAAACTCAACTGTGTACATCTGTTTGCTCCTCTACGAGAATGTTGACATGTGCTACGTTACCCTCAACACGAGTGATGACGTACTCTAGCCCCGCCTTAGTGAGTAACAATCTTAGTTGACCTACAGGTATCATAGCTTCTCCTCTCCATTTAGTTGATTGATGCGCATCTGACAGTACCTTTGAACTTTCTCTAAGTCAAGGATCTCACTTTCTACCTGCGTCTTACCCTCGTACATCTTGTACCCTGCACGACTAGCATACTTAACGATGTTGCCACGCCAGAACTCAAAGCCATTACGCATGATGTATGTGATTGGCTCAATGGCCCACCGTGCGTAGTGCTTAGGCTCATTCACGATGTCTGCTGTATGCTCTGCCAATACATTCTCCCTAAAGTTTTCACGTTCTTTTACTAGTCGATCCCATTCACTCTTTATCACGGAGTATCTCCTCATACTTGTTGAACAACTGCTCAAACTTCCAC